CGTCGACAAATTTAATAATAGCAGGATCAGTAACCACATTTAATAGTGATTCAGGTAACCCCTCTTCTAGCGCAAAAGTTCGTACAGCGGCAGCTACAGAGTCATCCCAATCCGAAATATGCTCATGTATAGTAGCATTAAAATGCTCTACACCTTTACTTATCATCGCTTGGTCTATACCATCCTGCTTCGCTTTAGCATTAGACGTGATAGTCTCACGCTGCTTACGGGCATTCCAGTATTGTTCTTGTGCTTCGCCTAACTTGTCTTTAAGTTCAGAAGCGGCGTATGTATCACCATCATCACGAGCGGTTTCCCGTTCCTTCTCAATAGATACATACTGCCCTTCCCAGTACTTCTCGTTAGCCATTAGCTGCTCAGATGCTGCTGCGGCTAACGCAGATATTTCTTGGTTGTAAGTCGCCTTCTCAGATTCGAACTTCTTACGTTCTTCTCCGAATTCACGGCCCTTGGCACCTAGAGATTGTTCAGTACTGTAACCTTTTATTACATCATTGACAGATACGGTACGTTCCTCACCATCAATTTTAACACTTACTAGCAGATTGTCTAGATCATATTCTGCAGGATCTAGAATATCCCCAACGGGGTCGTCCGTAGTTTCTTCTTCAGTTTCTTCCTCATCAGAGGTTTCTTCATCTTCTTCTTCAGCTTCTTCGTCGACAATATCATCGTCATCAGACTCTGTCTCTACTTCTTCAAGTTCTTCGGGTTCATCGGTGCTAGCTTCTTCTGTGGCCTGATCATCAAGTTCAGGTACACCATCTGCTGCTTCTTTAAAGAAATCACTGGATTGCAGTACTTTTTCAAAAGCTGCATCAGTGCCAATAGCGCCATCCGATTGGGTAGGGTCTATAATAGACATTAATCTTCTCCTTCTGAGGCATCGGCCTCTTCTTTGTGCTTCATTTCATCCATAACAGGTACGTTCTTACCATACATTTCTTGCCTAACCAGCTGTTCCTTCACGGAACCCAAAGCCATAGCACAAGAGTATAAGAACTCACGGGTCTTCGTCTCATGTGGCTCTGTTCTAAGCCACTGAGTGAAGTACTCTACCAGTATTTCCCCATAGGAAGACATGAAGAATTCATCTAAAACTCTAGATGTAAACTCTGCTTCCACATGGGCCTTACGTGCCAACACATCAGGGTGAATCTTATGACTACCGTGATTTGCTGTATTAGCTAAACGTCTTTTAGCTACTTCTTCATATTCCTTACGCATTTTAAAACACCTTTATTGCGGAGGTCCGCCTTGCATCATTTTCTGCATCATCTGCATGGCTTGTTCGGGTTCAATACCCATCTTACGGACAGCATCATCTAAGATACCACCGCCACTATCTTGAGGTTTACCTAACCCACTAATAACCGCAGATGCCTTCTTAATGGTTTCTTCCATATTGGGCATTTGAGGAGGGGGTAGTTCATCCTTAAGAGCATCTTGACGTAGCTTCTCCCACTCTTGGAAATGTCTGTCAATCGCTACAGCTAGTTGCTTAGTATTATCCTGTATAGCATTACTTGCTTGTACATTCGTATAGTTAACATTAGCCTTAGCTAGATCCATCTGTGTCTTCTCAGCTTCTGTAGCTAACTTCTTAGCTTCTTCGGCTTCCTTCTGTTTCTTCTCAGAGTCACCCTTAGCTTTCTCTTTGAACTCTTCAGAATTATAATCTTCTAAGTAGTCCAATGGATTCTCATCCATGCTAGATAGCAAGTTATTTGCTAATGCAGCTGTGACGTCAGGTCGAAGAATCATTTCCTGACCACCTTCCTTAACCATAGGAAGTAGTTGGGTTGCAATCATGGTAAGTTTACTACGCTTATTAGCGTTGCTATTCTCACCTAAATCCACATCTACAATCATATCCATATGATTAGGCAATTTATCAATATCTACCATAGCATAAACGCCAGTGTAGTTTGGTGTAATAGCCTTCTTCATATTCCTACGCATAGTACTGTAGACACCTTCAGCTAAACGCTTAAAGCCTGTCTCAGCAAATATACGTGCAATGTGCTGTATACGCTTCTGTGCAGCTGTTTGGGTCATTGCTAACTTAGTCTCAGAGTTACCTGACACATATAGTTCATCATTCAAACCTTGTGCAGCCTTAGACATACCAGTGGCTTGTTCCTTATGTATCTGCAAATGCTGCAAAAGAGGAACTGTACCAGTACTGATTGTTTCAGGTTGCAACATTGTAACTGCACCCTGCGGGTTACCGTTAGTTGCAATAATGTCTTTAGGCTTCATGTTCTGCAAGGCAGAGAAGTCTACAACATTGGGGTCAGCCAATCGAGGGCTGTAGTTCGTTAAGTAAGTGTTCTCAACAAATCCACGTAATATCGCAGTAGATGCTAAGGTGGAGCTACGGGTCATATCTGCTACAGATAGACCAAAGAACTCATAAGGTACTTCGAAAGGACAGATAGATGCTAAGTTAATGCTATCCACATCTTCTTCAAATAGTACGTTATCACCAGCCACAATGATGTGCTTAAGTTCAGCAATACCATCACCATCCCGGTCTACTCTAATCCAACACTCAGTAACTGTAACAATCTGGCTAGCTTCTAATGCACTGTTATCTTCACGAGAACTGGTGGCATTATAGTTTTGTCCAGTGATTTGCTTACGAGCAGCAATCTCTTCCGAGTATTCACCAGACCAGTTTTCATCACCTAAATCATCCCAATCATCAATATCTTTAGCGATATCAGGCCATTCAGAACGAATCTCACTACGAGTAAGATCTAATTCAATACCTACAAAGGCAGCATCATCTAGACTAGTGGCATCCCGACTAATACGAAAACCTTCTTGAGGAATGTTCTCAATCTTAACACGACTCTTGTCTATCTTCTTCTTTAAACGAACATCAGAATAATACACACCGTCAGTACGAGGTGAGATAAACAATTCACCTGCAATCTCAACATCTGATTCACCCAGTTTCTCATCCAAGGATTCTTGGCTAATTTCATCAAACTCTTCATACTCGTATTTAAAATCTTCTACATAATCCCAGCGGATAATTGCATTTTTCCAAAGTAAGGAGGCTTTGATCCACGTATTCAGTAGTGTCCAACCATTGTTCTTTTTAAAGACACAATAGTTCACAATATCAGAAGCATCCTGTGCAGATTTAAGTGCAGCAGGTGTTTGATCATAAGGTGTAAACCTAGCGATCTTCTCATTGTTTAACATTAATTCAGAGATTACAGCTAAGTAAGCCTCTATCGTCTCGGTTGTATCCGAAGACACAATCCCTGATACACCTTCAGGTGATAAGTGACCTGTAGCTAAACCAGCATACTCATGGGTTGCCATACGCCTTTCACGTGTGAGGTCAGATGAGTTGAGCCAAGTTCCTGTAGAACCTTTCACTCCACTCTCGATTTGCACTAAGAGTGCATCATCGTCCACCTTCTCAAACTTCTTCTTCGCCATATTCTATCTCCGAGATTAGGCCATACAAACTATCACTAGTTATATAAGTTTATTTTCGGTAAGTCTCAATCTTATACTTACCAGCTCTTTCATTCTTAGAACTACGGGCCACCTTAGCCTTATAAGCCTTACCGTAAGCTTCTTTATTACTACCAGTAGGGTCTGCTTCATTTGGTTTAGGCCTTACATATGCTGTACTCATTTTGATACCTCCACAGTTTCAACAACCTCTAATTCTGCTAATGCAGCCATTAGTTCATCATCTGTTAGATCTTTAGCTTCAACATTAGTTGTTACCACATCTCTACGAGTAAGCTTAGGCGCTTCATACTCAGCAACTAGTGCTGCTAAACGACCAGCTTCTGCATCATCACCGCCCTGCATAGCTTTAACCATTAGTAGCTTTAACACATCTAAGCCCTTAGGGGCTTGTCCAGATACTTCATAACCAATAGAATCTAGAGCTTTAACAAAGAGACCTAACTCTTTAATCTCTGCTCTACGTCTAGCTTTAGTAGCTTGACTCTTCTCTCTAGCTTCAACAGAAGCAGCCCTATCTCTAAATAGAACTAAGTTCTCACCTCCGGGATGAGCCATAGCTCTTTTTTGCCCATCAGTGAGATTCTTAGCATGTTCTTCCGGGGTAACAGGTACGTACTTAGGATACGAATTAGTTCCCGGAATCTTTAAACTTTCTTTATCTATCTTTTTTGGCTTCTTAGGTTTATTAGTAATCTTATCAGTCATCATCATCTCTCAGGCTCTATAGCCAATTGGAATCATTGTTATAATGCATATTCTTCTGCTTCCAAGATACCCTATTCCCAGCTAGTTTATCAGCATGGGTTCTAAGGACCTCTAGTCCTATTGCTACTGCAATAACAGTATCATCGTGACAACCCGGTAATGCACCCGTAGATCCATTCTCGTTAGACACATAAGACTTAAGCTCAGATATCATATGTTTACTGGGTAGACCTATGTCTTCATCTT